GAAAGAGCACACACTAAATCTGGAGCAAGAAATTTAAGAGCCGAACAAAGAAGAGTTGTAGATGAACTTACAGCTAGAGGCGGCGGACTTGCTAAAAGAGGTAAAGGGATTGCTTTGAAACACGGTGGAAGTACAAACAAACATGTCAAGTCTATGGGTATCGCTACTAGAGGCGGCGGCGTAGCTACGAGATAACAAGTCCGATTAATATAAATGGATGAATTAAGTATAATATATAAAATACAAAAAAGACTTAAAGAAAATTTAAACGTTATTGGCGACGCGATGTTAACGGGTAGTGGGGTTGACAATTACGAAAAATATAAGTATTTACTAGGACAAGCACACGCTGTACAATTAACATTACAGGAAATCTCTAACCTGCTAAAAGCTAAGGAGCAACATGATACCGGAGGAAACATCGTCGACATTAAAGGAAACGCCAAAAAATAAATCGGCATTACTAGATAAATATCAAGAAGAAAAAAAAAATCAAAAAGATCCATTAAGTCCAGACAACATAACAAATGTTGATCAATTACCTGAACCTTCGGGTTGGAGGATTTTAGTTTTACCTTTTACACCTAAAGATAAAACTAAAGGCGGAATTCTAATTGCACAAGAAACTTTAGATAAAATAAGAATAGCTACCAATTGTGGTTACGTTTTAAAAATGGGCCCATTGTGTTATACCGAAAAGAAATTTACATCAGGACCCTGGTGCAAAAAAGGAGATTGGGTTATCTTTGCTCGCTACGCGGGTTCAAGATTACCAATAGAAGGTGGGGAAGTGCGACTACTAAACGATGACGAAGTTTTAGGAACTATTAAAGATCCTGAAGCTGTTCTTCATCATATTTAACATAGGAAGGAAACTATGCCAGAAGAAGAAAAAAAACATGATCTTGTTGATGTCGGCGAAGAAGAAGGCGCTGAAATTAATTTAGATGATAAAGGTGAACCAGAAAAAACTGAAGCACCGCAGGAAGAAAAAATAGAGGTTGAGGAAGTAGCACAGCCCGAAGAAAAAAAAGAAGGTGGAGAAGTTGAAGAAAAAAAAGAAGAGAAGAAAGAAGAGTTAGAAAAATATAGTGAAGGCGTTCAAAAACGTATCTCTAAACTAACTCGTAAAATGCGTGAAGCAGAGCGACAAAAAGAAGAAGCTGTGGCTTACGCACAAGCGGCAAAAAAAGATAAGGATGATTTAGAAAATAGATTTTCTAAATTAGACAAGTCTTATGTTTCTGAATTTGAAGGCAGAGTAAAGAATAGCATGGCGGGAGCCAAGCAAGCTTTAAAAACTGCTATTGAATCTCAGAACGTTGACGGACAGGTTGCAGCCCAGGAACAAATTGCAAATTTGACAATGGATGCAGCAAGACTGAGTGCCTTAAAAATAGCTAATGAATCAAAACCTAAACCAAAGGATGTTAATATTACGCCTCAACAATATAGGCAACCTATTGCTCCTGATCCTAGAGCAGAAGATTGGGCAACCAAGAATGCTTGGTTTGGTAATGATTCTGCAATGACTTATACGGCTTTTGATATACATAAAAAGCTCGTAGAAGAAGAAGGTTTTGATCCAAAATCTAATGAATATTATGTGGAAGTTGACAAAAGAATAAGAGTTGAATTCCCCCATAAATTTGATAAGATAGATGGAACTTCTACAGAAAGAGTAAAACCTACTCAGAATGTAGCTTCAGCGAAACGTTCAGCTAACACAGGACGCAGAAAAACTGTTAAGCTCACACCCTCACAGGTAGCAATTGCTAAAAGATTAGGTGTGCCACTAGAAGATTATGCAAAACAATTAAAAATCACGGAAGGAGTATAAGCATATGGAAACAGACGATAAAAAAACTTCTCGTGCGAGTCAAACTAAAGCTAAAACAGCTAAAAAAATAGTATGGACTCCACCCTCATCTCTCGATGCACCAAATGCGCCAGCTGGATTCAGACACAGATGGATAAGACATGAAGTCATGGGCTTTGATGATTCAAAGAATATGACAGCAATGATAAGATCAGGATACGAACTCGTAAGAGGAGATGAATATCCGGATCAAGATTATCCCGTTATGAAGGAAGGCAAATACGCAGGAATGATCGGAGTAGGAGGCCTAGTGCTGGCTAGGATACCAGAAGAAATCGCGAAAGCTCGTCAAGAATATTTTGACAAGCAAAACGAAGCTAAAGAAGAAGCTATTAAACACGATATTCTTAAGGAACAGCACCCAAGTATGCCAATCAATCAAGAGAGGCAGACTCGTGTAACCTTCGGTGGTACAAAGAAAAGTTAATTTTTTAACAATTCCTAACCAACGATTTATATCAACCGTGACTGGAAGTCCGCAAGGACAGGTCACAAAAGGAGACAAACATGGCAAACCAAACAGGCGGATTTGGTCTTAGATCAACTTATACTTTAGGTAGCACACCAGCTACTCAAGGTTTATCTGAGTACCCGATCGAAACAGCTCCTGGTAAGGGACTATACCAAAACGACCCAGCTTCTAAACAAGGCGCTGGTAGTGTTGGTTACTTACAGGATGCAGCTAATGGCACTATGGACGACGGTATAACAGGAGGAGCAGGATGGGCGAACAACACAGCTAACATTCTTCCTATGAATGGTGTATTTAATGGAGCTTTCTATGTAGATAGCACTACAAGTAAACCAACATGGGGAAATACAGTTGCGTCTGGTCAAGCATTCGGTACCAACTATAATACCGGTTCAACAGACGGTGTCGGTTTTGTTAATGATAATCCTATGCAAGAATACGTAGTCAAAGCCGCAGGGGCAGTAACTGTCGCGGCGATGGCAGGCGATTTAACTTATAATATGGCTGACCTGAGTACCTCGTTTACGAGTGGTCAATCTACAGTTAAATTAGCAACAGGCGCTTCATCAGCGGCTGGTGCGGGCCAATACGCGTTCCAAATAGTGAGAATCGCTAACGACCCTTTAAACTCAGACAATACAGCTATCAACTCTAACGTTATCGTTAGATTTGCACCAGGCTCTATTATGTCTGTTAAATACTAAGGAAGAATAGGAGAATAAAACATGGCAATATCAAGAGCACAGCTAGTTAAAGAACTAGAACCAGGTTTGAATGCACTATTCGGACTTGAGTATAAACAATATGTAAACGAAGCAGCTGAAATATTTGATACAGAAAACTCTGACAGAGCTTTTGAAGAAGAAGTAATGTTAAGTGGTTTCGCAAATGCAACAGTTAAACCTGAAGGTCAAGGCGTATCTTTCGACAGTGCGCAAGAAACTTTCACAGCTCGTTATACAAATGAAACAATCGCACTTGCGTTCGCGATCACTGAAGAAGCGATCGAGGACAACTTGTATGATAGACTTGCAAGCAGATACACAAAAGCTTTAGCAAGATCTATGGCTAATACAAAACAAGTCAAAGGCGCGGGTGTTTTAAATAACGCGTTTAGTTCATCTTATGCAGGTGGGGACGGTAAGGAGCTTTGTGCTACTGACCACCCAACTTTAGCAGGGACTTTTTCAAATGAATTGGCTACAGCAGCTGATTTAAATGAAACATCATTAGAGCAAGCATTGATCGACATTGCTGCGATGACTGATGAAAGAGGTCTAAAAATTGCGGCTAGAGGAATGAAATTAGTAATTCCTTCTGCGCTTCAATTTACTGCGGAAAGACTGTTAAAATCTAAAGGAAGAACTCAGACAGCAGATAATGACATCAATGCGATCAATAACATGGGCGCAATACCTGAAGGTTATGTAGTTAATCACTATTTAACTGACACAAGTAAATGGTTCATTAAAACTGATGTTCCTAATGGATTGAAACACTTTACAAGAGCACCATTGAAAACTTCAATGGAAGGTGACTTCGATACTGGTAACGTTAGATACAAAGCTAGAGAGAGATACGTTTTCGGATTCTCTGACCCTAGAGGTATCTTCGGATCAGACATCTAATAAACTCAATATTTTGTGGCGGGACATCGTTCCGCCACAATCTTAAAATAAAGGTGAAGAATGAGGAAATTCCTAGTAAATATTTGGGCTTACGATCATCACGCTAAATTTGAAGTTTTAGCGGAGGATAATGCTGAATCTATTGAACAAGGAATCCTTGACAAAGTGGGAGAAAAAAGTGTAAAATGGGAATCAACGGGAATGTTTAGAGATACCCGTCGAATAACCTATGAGGAGGTTAATCATGACCGAAGACCTGTACAAACAAAAACGGTCCTTGGAGTTGAGGTGGCAGTTGGAGTATGAGCAACAAGGTAAATATACTCTCAACATGGTCGAAATTGATAATGCAATTAAAGGTATTATTACTGAGATCAAACTGGAAGAATCTAAAATTGCAGATAAAGAAAATGCAATTGAACGTTCAGCTGCCCAAGTTTCTGTGGCAACTTAGATAAACGTCACATCGCTGAAATCGTACTTTTACCGTAGGATCTCTTGCACTCTATTCAAATTTCATATATATTTTAATCACTATACAATTATTAATTAGATCTAGACGCGTATAGTCGACGGCCTAGAGACTAGATCTACATAATCTAGGAGGATTATAATTATGGCAACAACTACATTTTCTGGCCCAATTAAAGCTGGTACTATTTCTAATACGACTGGTACTACTGCTGGAACAGATATTAAAAACACAGGTCAAGTGTTAATGTCTCAAACATTTTCATTTGACTACACAGTGGAAGGTACAGCAACAGACACAGCTGTGGTAATTCCAGCTAACTCTCAAATCGTATCTGTCGACGTTAACGTAGAAACTGCGTTCAACGATTCAGGTAGTGATTTATTAGAAGTTGGTTCATCTGCAGATACGGACTTATATGTTAATGATGTAAGTATCGCAGCTATTGGTAAAATAGCTTTAGGAACAGCTGCATTGTGTGCTAATTGGAAAGATATTGGAACTTCTGACATCAAAGTTGGTTACATCTATAATGGTGCAAACAACGATGCGTCAGCAGGTGCTGCTACAGTAACTATTAATTACTTGCAGAACAATAACCTTTCATAATAAAATAACGTGAGCTCCTTCGGGAGCTCACAAAAACGGAGATAACAATTATGAGTACATATCCAGTAGATATAAAAGCTAAAAGAATAGTTAGTACTGTAGCAAACCAAGTAATTTTTGCAGGACCTGCAAGAGTTTTAGGATTTTCTGCAAATTGTACAGCAGGAGCCGGTACTATTGATATAGAAGATAATGGAACATCTTTAGGTGTTTGGGGGACCCCAAATGGGTCGTCAGTACCTTTTGTATATAATGTAACACTTCCGGGGACGGGTTTACGATGTAGAGAAAATCCAACCTGTTCTTTAGGCACAATTGCAGATGTAACATTCTATTACGGATAGGAGGATAAATGGCTACTTCAGGAACAACAGCCTTTGATCCTACGATTGATGAAATAATCGAAGAAGCGTATGAAAGAACTAGCATACGTGGAGCGAGAACGGGCTATCAATTAAAAAGTGCGAGGCGTTCATTAAATATTTTATTAGCGGAATGGGGCAATAGAGGAATTCATCTTTGGAAAATTAGTTTAGCTAGTGTTCCTTTAGTGGAAGGACAGGCAGAATATAATTGGACTTCCGACACTACAAATTTTCCAACAGACATAAGTGATGTCTTAGAAGCTTATGTTAGAAATAATACAAGTGCAACAGCACCGGTAGATACAGCTTTATCTAAAATAGATAGATCTACTTATTCAGCATTACCAAATAAATTATCAAAAGGAACTCCTTCACAATATTACGTTCAAAGACAAGCATATGTAAGAAACGCAGCGGGAACTATAACTGCTTCACCAAATTTATTTTTATATACAACACCTAGTTCTAGTTTTTCTGGAGCCAATTATTTAGTTAATTTTTATTACATGGCTAAATTACAAGATGTAGGTGATTACACAAATACTTCAGATACCATATTTAGATTTTATCCAGCTTTAATTTCAGGACTTGCTTATTATTTAAGTATAAAATATTCTCCTGATAGAACAGAAAGTTTAAGATTATTGTATGAAGATGAATTATTAAGAGCATTGGCAGAAGATGGTCAACAAACATCATCATATATTACACCACAAACATTTTATGGAGATGGAGTATAATGTCCGGAGTTTTTGCTAGAGGAAAAAGATCAATGGCTATTTCTGATAGATCAGGAATGGCGTTTCCATACAGAGAAATGGTTAAAGAGTGGAATGGTTTTTTAGTTCATTATTCTGAATACGAACCTAAACAACCTCAATTAGATCCAAGATTTCATGGTGGTGATCCACAAGCATTAAGAAATGCAAGACCTCAACCTGCAGCTGTAACTAGTTTAATTATGTTAAGTACTAATCCTTTTGAAACTATAAAATATGGAGGAAGTACTTTTGTAAATGTTTTTTCAATTGATCATCAAAGATCAACTGGTGATAAAGTAAGATTCCGAGGACCCCCTGTAGTTACGGCTACTGGTTCAGGAGGGCCGGACGCAAGAAATTTACAACAATTTGCAAATGTTCCTACATTTGATAATATAAGTGATATTAGTGCGGCAGGAGGATTTACCATTACTATTGGAAAGAAAAATTCTGATGGAAGTGTAACGACTGCGCCGGGTACTTTAACTTCACCAGAAAATTATTTTTTCTTTACAAGTTCAGGTACAGCAACAAATGGGTCGGTTAATGGAGGTGGGGCGTACTGTTCCGCCGGTCCTGTAACTTTAGAAGTGGTTAACGGATAATGGCAGCTCCAATATATACTTTAGCAAATTTACAAACAGACATTAGAGGTTACACCGAAGTTGGAGATACGGTTTTAAGTGATACTGTTTTAGAAAGAATCATTAAAAATGCAGAGCAGACTATTTTTAGAGCAGTAGATGTAGATGTAGAGAGATTTTATTCTACTTCTAATACCATTATTGGCAACAGATATGTAAGTATTCCCGATGCCTGTAGAATTATTAGATATGTTCAATTAAAGGATAGTTCTAATAAACAGGTTTATTTAGATCAAAGAGATACGAGTTTTATGGCCGAATATTACAATACTCCTACAACAGGTTCCTCTTCTTTACCTAAATATTGGGCTAATTGGAATGAAAGTTGTTGGGTAATAGCCCCAACTCCCAATGCTCAATATGAGATTACGATGGCTTATAACAAAGATCCTGTTAGTTTAACAGATTCGACTAAAGCCACGACTGGTACTTATGTGTCCAATAAATATCCTGATTTACTTTTGTATGCATGTCTGGTAAATACATATGCATACTTGAAAGGTCCGCAGGATATGTTACAATATTATAAAGCAGCTTTTCAAGAAGCTTTAGAATCGTACTCAATCGAGCAAATCGGTCAGAGACGCAGAAGCGAATATGAAGATGGAGTTATTCGCGCTCAACTAATCTCAAAATCACCATCAAGTAATTAATTATGAAGGAGACAAATAAATGGCAAATGTAATACCTTTCTCTTTACGAGGGGCTTTATTTTCAGCGCAACACGATCTTGCGTCTGGAGGTAACACATTTAAATTCGCATTGTATACAGGAAGTGGATCATTTCCGTATGATACGTCAAGCACAGTTTATAGTGCAACAGATGAAGTTGGAACTTCTGGAACTAATTATTCCACTGGAGGAAATACTTTAAGTTCACAAGCAGTAGCTTCAGGAACTGCGGTTGCATCATGTGATTTTGCAGATACTGAATGGACATCTGCTACAATTACTGCAGCGTATGGAGCAATCTATAATAGTACAACGGTAGATGGTTTAGCGAATAGATTAGTAGTTGTGTTAGATTTTAGTGGAGCTAAAACTTGTACCAATGGTACATTTAAAATTACTTTCCCCGATCCGACAACACCGGCTAATGCTATACTAAGCATGAGTTAATAGGAGAATTAAATGGCTTTGGTAATAAATGACAGAGTAAAGACAACCAGTACGGCGACAGGAAATAGTCAAACAACTTTTGCTATTTCAGCAACAGCTGCGACTGGTTTTGATACTTTTGCAGCAGGAATCGGAACTAGTAATACTACTTACTATTGTATTTTTAATCAAGGTACAACGGAGTGGGAAGTTGGTTTAGGTACTTTAAGTACAACAACAAATCTTCAAAGAACTACAATTATTACTAGTTCTAATTCAGATAATGTTGTTGATTTTGCATCTGGTACAAAAGATGTCTTCTGTACAATGCCCGCAAGTAAATCTGTTTATTTAGATTCTTCTGGAGATCCAGTAGGAGCAGCAAGCGCTGGTTTTGCGTTAGCAATGGCGGTAGCTTTATAGAAAAGGAAAAATATGGCACAAAACTTTAG